ATACAAACCCAATATACACAAGCCGCTAAGCAGGTGCATAAAGAAGTTAGAACAATTCCCTTTGCTCTTATTATTGGTGCTTTGCTGATAGGAGTGATTACCTTGCTCTTGTGGAGATTGAAGCTGTTTCGGTAAATAATTAAGCCCTCGTAGTGAGGGCTTTTTTTATTGCAATTCTTCTATCTGCCTTAGTTTATCAATGTAGTAATTCTTTAGGTTGTTAAGATCTTCATCTGTGAACTTATTGCGACCTAATTGCAACCTCTTATGAGTTGTCGTAGATATAGCCTTACCTATGGCAGCAGCAACCTGCCTATCTGATAACTCTAATAGTTCAATGATATATAATACTTTCTCTTGTGTGGTCATAATCCTTGCATTTGTGTTAGCTCCCAATCAAGATAGGCCTTGTACCATTGCCACGCTTCTTCAATGAATTGTTCAACAGAGATAATAGGGGCATATATCCCGCCCATGCTCATTACATTGTTCTGAATAACAACTAACCTGAATTGCTCCAATATATCATACACATATAACCGCTGGGGCATGGCTCTGTAGGTATCATTGAGCCTTACAATCTCGCTGTTCTCCTCAATTACCATTATTAGGCTCATATAATGAGGGGAATATATGTAGGTAAGATCAATATTAGGTACGATAGGGTTACATGCTAATAAAAACTTAGGTATAACCACATCAGCTACCTCAATTTTTTGATTAAAAACATCGTCTATATTCATATTATTTTATTTTTTAAGCCCTCAATTAAGAGGGCTTGTTGTTAAACAAATCTATATTTTGTCAAATGTAATCTACCCCCACCAACTTTGAACTTAGTAACTTTTTCACCAAAATAATCAATAGGTTTATCAAGCGTTATTGTAGTGGCTTGCTGCCCATCACAATCGTACTGATGTGCGCTATAACTTATAGACATCTTAGGTAATTGCCACATCCCCCAATTCATAGAATTGAGATACAACAATATTCTTCTAATATTTTCTATATTTGCGTCAAAAACTTTACCTTCTTTAATTTCGTTTTCAAGCGAACGGAAATCAGCTTCAAGTCTTTGTTTGGCTTGCTCTTTCTGAATTTTATTATTTTCATGACTTCTCTTACAGAAATCACAAAATTGAGAGTAAGCTTCATTAAGATTTTCATCTGTAATTTCACCATATACATCAACGAACGCTATAAAATATGGTTTTTCAGTAAAATTCTGAGAATCTACCCTTTCAAATGGTACCTCATTAACTCGTGGGTAACCTTGCTCTTTTTTTTGAAAAGTAACATTATCAGCTACAATGTAAGTGTAGCGTTTTGTGGTGTAAAAATCTAATTTCATTATTCTTGACTTTAGTTGTTATACTTTATTTATTGATAAATTCGTTTGCACTTTCAAAGGTGAATTTCTTAGAATAAAATTCTTTTGAGTATTTTTTATTTGACTTCACGAAAGCGTAATAGTCTTTTAGTAGCTTTTTATTTGATTTTACATAGTCAAGCACTTCTTGACTATTTTCTTTGTTAAGACTTAATTTAGCCTTACTTTCTTGAGCCTTGCGCTCTGCTACTTGCTCTCTTCTCTCTATCTCATTAGCAAGATTAGATACATACGCTTCATTCTTCTGTAATTCGTAAGCTATTACCCATAGTTGCTTATCAGAAAAAAAGTCTTTCAAATTTTTTGTGATAATCTTATATGCTAATGTACCTTGAGGTAATGCCTTAGCTATTCTATCTCTTACAGATTGCGCTACTTGTCTGCTGCTCTCTTCTATATAATCACCTATTGAGCTAATAGTAGATACACTTGGGTTAATGTAGCTAACATCATTATATATCTCTTTAATTGTAATTGTTCTCATTTTTTTTAAATTTTATTTGTTACACTTATTTCTTTTTTGACACTGCAAAGATACGAATTATTTTTTATTGCGCAATACTTTTTATTACTTTTTATCTTGACACATAGTTAAACTTTTCTTAATAAGAAAAACAAAAAAAATACAAAAAAAGAACGAATTTTATACAAACTGATATACATCTTATTCTCAAGCCCTTGCGTACCTTTGCGGTAAAACAAATATTGTACATTTATGGAAAAAATCCTACAAGCTCTCAAAACCAAGTATGCGCACTTGGGGTTAGAGGAAAACATCTTAAAAGCAATCGCTACTCGCTTAGCGGCTGCGGTTAAAGACGATACGGAAATTGAAAACGCTGTCAAGGGTGTAGAGGAAGAAGTCAAGCTATTGCAATCAGTAGCTGACAAAGGGCGTACAAACCTTACAAAGGCAGAGGAGGCTCGCAAAAAATTAGAGAAAGAACTTGAAGAAGCAAGGGCTAAATCTAATCCAAACCCTAAAAACCCACCTACACCCTCCACAGATCCTAAACCTGATGAAATGCCAGAGTGGGCAAAGGGTCTTTTGGAAGCTATTACTAATCAAGGTAAGGCTATTCAAGCCTTTCAAGCAGAAAAGCAACAACAAACTGCTAAAGAACGTTTCCTTAATCAACTAAAAACGCAGGGGGTATCGGAACCATTCTACAAACATCACTTAGGGCGTACTTTCAAAGACGATACCGAAATGGATGCCTTTGTCAGCGAACTAAAAGCCGATGAACAAGCGTTTTTGCAGACCCAAGCCAATACAGGGCTTTCTTCTCATTCAAGCAATGTGTTAGGGGGTGGTACAGATGCTAACGGCGTATCAGCAGATGTACAAGCCTATATCAATGAAAAATTCAAAAAAGAGTAAAACCCATGAACGAAGTTAAAATTTCAGACAAAGCAGGTCGCCAAATAGTCGTATTTGACCAGTTGGATGTTACCTATCCGGGAGGGGTATATATAGACCCTACAACAGCTAAGGCACGATTTACCGATGGGGTTATACCCGCGGGTACACTTGTAATGCCTGACACCAATGGCACTTTCAAGGTTGTGAATGAAACACTTTCACAGACCAATACCGCAGGAGCTGTAGGACTTACCGCTCACGATGTGGTTATTGACGATATACCTTTGGTTGCTGTCGTAATGGCAGGAACGGCACGCAAAGAGATGCTACCTGACAAAGAAAAGGCAGGGGTGGCTTTCTTGCGTACAGCCTTGCCTCGTATCTCATTTATTTAATAACCTTAAAAACTAAAAGCAGATGAATATCAATGCAAACAACATTATTCCTGAGTTCTCTCAGGCTAATATGAATGCTATTATTCAAGCCTACCCATTAGGAGCGTTGCTTTACCGTGACTTTTTCCCATTGGAGTTCAACCCTAACCTTACTTACTCAAGTATCGAGGGAGCAGAAGGGGCTAAGATAATGGCAGACCTTGTAGCTATCGGCTCAAAGGCACCACGAAAAGGGCGTGAGTTCGTAGAAAACATGAAGGGGGAAATTCCAAAAGTGGAAATCGCTCGTGATTTGAACGAAAAGGATCTTATCACTATTCAACAGCTCCGTAATTCATTAGCTGCCTATCCTACCAATGCAGGTATCAAAGCGCAGCTTATCAATAAGATATACGAAGACCCTCAATTCTGTATTGATGGGGTGAATGCACGCTTGGAGTGGATGTCAAAACAGCTCGTTTCTACGGGTAAATACAAAACCACTACATCCAACAATGGAGGAGCAGCAAATGTAACAGCCGATTTCAAGGTCAAAACACAAAACGCCCTCAAGAAATGGGCAGAAGCTGATGCTAACCCTATTGAGGAAATCGAAAAATACCAAGAGGAAGCTAAAGGCAAGGGGTATAGCTATGCCATTGTCGTTATGAGCCGTGCTACCCTCAATCAGGTATTGAAGAACAAAAATACCCGCGCTTTTGTGTTGGGTGTTCCTATCAATGCTACTACCATTTTGCCTGATGTGCGTTTGGAACAACTCAACGCCGAGCTTGCAGAACGTGGATTGCCTACTATCAAAGTATGGGAGTCTTACGTGAGTGTAGAGGGTAAAAATGGAGAGGTAACCGTGGCCAATGGTTGGGAAGAAGGAAATATCCTATTCTCTACCTCTGCTGAATTGGGTACTACCCAATATACCACCACTCCTGAATTTACTATGAGCTTTGCCGATGTGATGAGTAAGTCTGTAAAAGATAACTTCATCTTAGTTAATACCTTTGGGCATCAAGATCCTATATTGGTATCTACCAAAGCAACAGCTTTCGCTACTCCAGTATTGAACGATAGTAAGCGTAAACTCATCATCAAAACAAAGTTCTAAGATGACAGCGCAAGCGTACATAGATGAAAAACTAAAGCTGTGGAATGTAGAATACCCCACGACCCTACTCATTGCCGAAATGCAACGAGTAGGATTGGGGCTTTCTGATGAGTTCAACGAGGAGAATGAGAGAAAGACAAAAATGTTTTTCTACAATCTCATTCCTGAACTCTTATTGCGCCCAGTGTCCTTTTCTGAGGGTGGTTTATCTTTTTCTTATGACAAATCGGCTATTACAGCTTTTTACAATCTCCTTTGTAAGCAACTTGGTAGAGTTAATTTGTTAGAGGAAAAAGCCACTGTAAGAGATATTACCAATATGTTTTAAAGATGAAGATATACCCATATTTACTAAAGAAAAAAGTATCCCAAGAGCCAACTATCAATGAGGACGGCATACCTACCTATCCCACAGACCCTATAACATGGGAGGAAGTAGGTGCATGCCGTGATGAGATAGCAGGAGCAGGGCAAAAGATAACTAAAGTAGATGGGCAAATCTTTGATTGTACCGCTACTATCTATGCGCCAAAAGGAACGCCTACCATAGCGGCAGGGACGACTATTCAGGTAGTAGATACTGAGGGTAATATCCGTCTTGAAAAGCAGGTAATACGTTTTTCCGCTGATTACTTCCATTGCCGTATATTCGTATGATAACACCACAATTCACCCCTGCCGATATTGAGCGAATGTTTCAACAAAAGATAGCCAAATACGAAGAGAAAATCGTACGTATTCTGCGCTTTGTAGGAGAAAAATGTATCAATGAAGCACGTGAGTATGGTAGCTATCAGGATAGGACTGGTAACCTCCGTTCATCTATTGGGTATATTGTTTTGAAAGACGGAAAACCCATTGAAAAAGGAGGATTTAACCCTACTGAAAAAGGGACAGAAAGGGGGAAAAATGGGCAAAAAGAGGGTGAAGCGTTTATCAATAAGGTAACATCTCAATATCCGAAAGGGTTTGTACTTGTCGTGGTTGCAGGAATGAAGTACGCAAGCTATGTAGAAGCACGTAATTACAATGTACTAACATCAGCTGAACTCTTAGCAGAGCGGGAAGTTCCTAAACTCTTAAAAGCATTATCGCAATGAAGAAAACAGCATCACAAATAGAAGCCGACCTATATAAGTACCTTAAGGATAAGATAAACCCTCTTATCAATGGGCAAACATACCGCAATGGGGTACGTCCTTTGAACTCACAAAAAGAGGATTGTGTAATAGCCTTCCTTGCTGGGTTAGATGGTCAATATCAAACAGGCGTGGTCAATATCAATATCTTTGTTCCTATGATTAAAAATAACGATAATCAGTATAGGAAAGACTTTGTACGTTGTGATACTATCGAGCAGGCTTTAATGCCAATCATAGAGGAAGCAAAAACGGATCTACGCAATTACAGATTAGAGCTTCATCAGATGATACAGACCTTTGAGGAGACGGATATAAAGCAGTTTTTCATCAACGCAAAAGTAAAATTT